GCGTATTGTCATGGATTTTGAAAAGAAGATGAACCAGATGTACATGAAAATCCAGACCATGGAACAGCAGTTGGAACAGATGAAAGGTGGTCTGTAATGCATGATGATGGTGAATGGGAACACCCAGAACATCGCCTGTGGACAGTGGCCACACTCTGGGCATTGTTTCTTGCATCAGTGGCTTCTGTTTTGGGTTTCACGGTTTACTGGACCTACTGGATGGTCCTGTACGTTACAGGAGAAATTAAATGAGTGATCCAATACACCCTGACCACTACAGGGACAGGGATGGTTCCCAGATTGATTGCAGTAGGGCACAGAAAGCTGGTCTGGGTCTGGGTGGTTACAGGTCCTACCTAGCTGGATGTGCAGCAAAATACCTGTGGAGACATGACCAAAAAAACGGTGTGGAAGATCTCAGGAAGTGCATTCAGGTACTGCACATGCTTAAGGATACTTACCTAGAAGGAATCCCACAGAATAACCTGAACCCTACACCAGGGGGAAAGCAGAATAACAAGGTTGAATATGGAGACTATGATCCCACATGACCAGCAGTGAAGTGATAAAAAGTCTGTCAGAATCTGTGGCTATACTGGAACGTCTTATGGTCTATTCCGCACCCGCAGATAGTACCATGACACATCCTTTTCAACCATTACATTCCATGATGACCAGTTCCGCAGATGTCCCCAAGTCAGGTGACAGTCCTGACACAGTGTCAACAGATTAGTGGGATCCAGTTCCCTGTCAGGCTGGATGTGGTAGGGGACAATGTGGTGGACTTCCAGCTGGTCCTTCTGTCCACATGCCTGACAGGTTTTCTGTTTTTTCAGGTGTGCAGCCCTGACACCAGCCCACTCTGGGGACCGTGGTCTGGTGCCCATCATAGGTACTGTCGATTCAGCCCCTGTGATGGTCCCCAGCCAGTTCAATAGCTTCTGGATCATTGCATCCCCAGCATGTGTGTCCTAATCAGTTCTGCACAGTATTCAGCCAGTGTCCGCCATGTAGAACCATCATTGTGGTCTGGGTTTTCTAGTACCACATCACAGGATTCCTCGGCTAGAACCCGAAGTGGTTTTGGATCTGGGATTCCAGAACCATATGGAACCCTAGTGGCTTGCAGGCTGTGGGACTTAATCAGCCCCATAGCCTGAACAGCCAGCACAGAAGCCAGTGCAATCTGTGACCAGCCCTCTTGACCTCTGGATAGTCTCCGTACGCGTTCTAAGTCTGTTGTCTGCATTACATCCCCCTACAGTGTCCAGTCAATCTGTTTGACTGGGAAACCATCGACAGAAGAAAAGATCCAGCAATCCCCACTGGACAGCATGTACTGGATCCTGTTTGCATCTGCCCAGAATCCCTCTGGACCAGGGGAACCCGGTCCTACTGGTCCTGTGTGCGATGAACCGCCCCAGCTATTATCTATTCTTCCGTATTCTCTGTTGTTTATCACAGTGTACCCACACAGACACATGCAGTGATTCCATGTGCCAGATGGATCTGCTATCCCATCCATATTTCTGGACATAGTGAATCCCTGATCAGAACACAGACTGATTCCATAGCCATTAGCCAGTGCAATCTTAGCCTGTTTCCAGTCCTTAACCGTGGTTACCTGTCGGACTGGATGCAGCCTTGCAACAGCTTCCAGACTGTCTGGGATACCTTCTTTCCCCATGGTTCTGCATGTGGTTTCAGAGTAAGTGGACAGGTCCAGATCCCCATACTGTGCCCGTGGAATGACTCCCCAGTCCCTAACAAAAGCTGCAGCCCATGCACCAATGGAACCATCATTCCTTAGCCTACCCTTGCCCACCTCTACCCTACTTCCACCGTATATTACCTCTGTTGCAAGTGGCTGAAACTGTTCAGGCTGTCCAGCCACTATTTCAGCACACATGGTGTATTCAATTGCTCTAGCTGTTCCAAAACTGACACAGGAACCAACCTTGCCCTGATTCCTTGGTGGTAGCAGTGCCCCTGTGGCTTTGCGTGCTAAGTCCCACAGATAGACCTGTGCTGGAAGATCCTCGACAGGAACCTGTCCCAGATCGGTCTGGGACAGGTCACCATAGGGAAGTGCTTCTGTTATTGCAGCTACTGCTGCATCATCCCTAATCCAGCCCCGTTCATATTCAGGTGGTGTCATCGCAGTGATTCCAGTGCTGTGATTATCTGTTGAATTAGGACTGCACAGTCTGACCTGTGCTGGGATGTGACAGGAACATCATTAGTGCCCAGCACTCTGGTCCATTCTGTGCCGATCCTCTGCCTGAGTGGCAATAGGTCATTATCCTGTAGGCCAGAAGCTTTTCTCTGGGCCAGAAGTACCTGGTACAGCTTTTCCGTGGTGGTCAGTGTAGTGTCCCTGACCACAGGAACACACCGGCGGTAACAGTCGATGTATTGCAACAGTTTTTGTGCTTTTGCTGGATCCTGTAAACCACCGTAGATTCCAGCCAGTGATTCTGTCAGTTCATTGTCTGGTGGTGTTGGTGGTGGTGGTACTGGGGACTGATCCCCCACCACTATGGTGGTAATGACAGGGTCTGTGGGAATGTCACCGACAGAGGAATAGCACAGCAGTCTGTACCTACCAGATTTCCCAGCTACCACTACCGTGGACTTCGGATTGACCAGCAGACCAGGTGGGAACACCTGCAAGCCTGCATCCAGTGGGACATACTTGACAGCTTTCCCTTCTGTCACAGCTGTGACAGGGATAAACCCAGACACAGGTCCCTTGATTTCTGGTGGGACTGTCAATTGACCACATAACAGAATCAGTGAAAGGATCATTTTAATTCTCGCTGCAAAATGTACTGCTGTCCCCTACAGGTGATGGTATCCATCTGTTTGATTATTGTGGCTGTATTTTCAGCCAGTTTTTCTTGTTCTGTGTTTAGTTTTTCGAGGTGACCATCCAGCTTGTCGAGGAATTTACAGTGCTGATCCCTAACTGGGATCAGGATGTGCTGTGCAAACCACCACCCCGCTGCACCCACACCGAAAAGAATCAGTCCCATCAGGTATGTGTTCGGTCCCAGTTCGCGTGCCACTTCATTCATTGTGATTCCTCCAGATCCATCCAGACTACGCTTTTGTGTAGGTACGATACTATGTGTTTCAGCCGATATTTTGCCAGTGGATGCATGGTGTGTGTCAATGCCCTGTATCCGCCCAAATAGGTGTCTGGTCCACCCACTATCTGGTGGGAATCCTGTGTCAGGATCAGACGCTTCCACTTCTTTGTCTTCTGTGCCCAGTCCAGAAATTCCACCACCATCCTGTCTGGCCAGTGGTGCAACACATCCTTGCACAGTGCCCAGTCCCCAGCAGGTAGGTTTTCCCTATCCCTGAAAAAGTCCATGTGCAGCCAGATCTTTTTGGGGTACAATTCCTGTAGTTTTGTTATGTTGCTTTTGGTGCAGTCAACACCCACATAGGCCACATTTTCCAGTGCCATACCAACAGACCCATCACCACAGCCTAGGTCCACCACAGACCGTGGTCTGTTTCCATCAGATGACCATGCAATCAATGTGTTGATCAGGTCCACATAGGGTCTAGCTTCAGTGGACACATTGGAACCAGGCCCACTGTTACCGCCCCAGATTTTTTTGTTGTAGATCAATTCAAAAGTCTTTTCAGAATCTTTAATGTCTGACAGAAGTTCAGCAAACATCCCGAATACTTCCTGTTCCCGTGGTAGGTTCCATTTTGGGGCACTGTAGGACTGTTTCCCCTCTGGGATGTGTTCGTGCCTGTACAGTTTCCCCTGACAGCGATGAACCACCAGTGGCTTATCCCGTTCAATCCCACAGACAAAAGCCGTGGATATCCATGGTGCAGGTCCTATGTTATGCCACAGTGAACGGTCATTCTGTGCAGCCAAAACCACCCTGTAGGTGTCCTGATCACCAAACATGTGCCGATAGTAGAAGTCCGAATGTTGGTTCATCCAGTGGGTAATCAGCAGGGTTTTCCACAGTTTCTTCCTGTGGATTGCAAGCTGTCCACCCTGAATACCTGGTACACCTCTGTCCCCACTGGGCCAGACGTTGGTCCACTTAACATTGTTGTACATACTTTCAAAGTCTGACCAGAAAACGAATGGTGCATTGTGTAGCTGGTTCAGCAGTGGTTCAGGATCCCTAACAAAATATGCATCTGCATCGATGTATAGAACACGTTCAAAACCGCAGTGGACCAGTGCATACAGTTTCTGTTCCCAGCCCCTTAGGATCCTGCTGGGGTTATACAGGGATGAATGCACTAGGCTGTTGATCACCTCAACACCGGGAATCTGTTTTAGCAGTGCCAGTGGTAGTGGTTCCTGATCTGGTCCCCTGTGCCA